CCCCGGAAGACCGTAATCAGCCTCAGAGGTGAAACCATTCTCGTTGATGCTCAGCTTTCCGTCCAACAGGACATCGCCCCAAGCCAACTCGATACGGTTAAGAATCTCGTTGGTCAGTCGAACACCATCGTTGTAGATAGCATCAACAAGACGCTCAACGAAAGTTCCACCGTAACGGGCGAACTCCAGCTGAAGCCGTTCGTATTCACCGGTTCCGATGCTGGTGCTCAGAGGAGCGAGCTTCACTCGCTTCGAGCTACCGCTATCGCGCTCGGACACGACGATTCGACCATCGTACGACCGGTATTTAGCAACCCGGTTCTTCAGGATGATTTCCGACCAGTCAATCGTATTGGTCGGCTTGTATTCAGTCGGGAAAAGCGCCGACAGCGCGTTACCCTCCGGGGTCGGAACGTTCTTGACAACAGTAGTCAGAGCGTCCGGCTCCACGGGGGCATCATAGAAAATAGCCATCTAGGTAATACCCTTACGGTCAGTTGGTGTAAATGATGTGCTTCAGATCGGTACGCGCGTTGGCGTCCAGACCGTGATTAGTCGGGAGCTTCGCGGCATCAACGAATCCGTGAACCACAAGCGCACCACCGACACGGGTTTCGCCCTTGAGAACCAGCGAACCGAAAAGGTGACCGGCCGCAGTTTCGCGACCATCGGTAGCCGCGTTGTCGTACGGTCCGTACAGACCGGTAGCAGTCACCTTGCCAAGCACGGTGCCCGACGCAACGAAACCGTCCGGGTAATGCGTGGCCTCGGTGAACTTGCTAACGTCCAGGGTGATACCCGGGTTAGCATTGGGGTCGGTGCCGTGCGCAGACTGAAGCCACGAACGGTTTTCACCCCGATAAGTGATCCCGGTTTTGACCGAAATACTGGTCATTTAGAAACCTCTCAAAGGATTATCAATCCAGCTTTTTGCCGAATCGTTTTGCAACCTCAGCCGCGCCAGCAGCGCGCCCGGTCCCCTTGGGACTGGAGGGCTGGCCCTGCTGAGGGTTCGGCTTAGGGGAATTGGGTTTATCTGCGGCTACACCGCCCGACCAAGACAGAAGCTCATCGGCCGCCGCTTCCAGCTCTTCCCGGGTAGTACCGGCAAGAAGCTTGGCGGGAACGTTCTTCTCCGAGGCGACCTCAAGCCGAAGCTTGTCCGCTGCGATTCGGTCCCGCTCTTCCTGAGCTGTCTTCAAAGCGTTCTGAGCCTTTTCAAGCTCAGTCTGATTAGCCGCTTCTACTTCGTCGTACTTGTCTGCCTTAGCCTTCAAAGTCTCGTAATCCGAGTACTTCGATCGCTCCCGGCTCAGTCGGTCTCGGATGATGTAATCCAAAGCATCCTGTGATGTGATCGGTTCGAAAGCGTCCGGCTTGATAACTTCAGCGTGGGTTTTGCTTGGAACCAAGGCTGGGGTGACAACCACGGGGTATTTACCCTGCCCTGTGGTGTTGTCTTCGGATCCACCGATAACCGGCCAGATAGGGCCACGCTTACCGATACCGAGAGCCTGAACACCAGTAATAGGGTGGAAAGGCAGAGGTGTAGACATAGATTCTCCGTAAACTCGTCAGTATGAAAACCGCCCATTGACCGCAGGGCGTACGCGTAAAAGGGTTTGGTGTTACTTCTTATCCATCAGGCGATAACCCGCCATGACGTTTTCTACATACCGTCCTTTAGAGACAGACTCCGAATACTTCGCAGCCTTTTCATAGTCTTCGATCCACTTGCCGACGTAATCCGGCGGTTCGTAGAACTTCCCGGGACGTACTGGGACAGCCACACAGTGGCAGTTCTTGTGGTATTTCTCGGTGAAACCGATAAGCCGGTGATCTTGGCTGTTCTCTGCTAGCTTCTTGCTCCCGTATACGGGTCCGCGAGTAGCCAACATCTGACAGAACCGACACGCGTTAGCAGACGCGTGACGAGCCCAGGTTGCACCTTCTTCTGCTTTTGCGTTAGCCGCTATCGTCTTGCGAGCCTCGTTCCAGAGGTCCCGCTGAGCAGCAGCTAGCAAAGCATGATGCATAGCGTGTTGAGTGAAAGCCCAAGCAACCTGCCCGGCGATAGTCTGTGGGGTAGGCATCAACACATTAACCAGAGTCAAAGCGATATCCGGGGCTGAAGCCTGATACCACGACTTAGACAGGTCCACAGCCGTAGAAGCATGAGGAGTCCAGATGTCCGGGTAGATTTCCATCATCGTGTCCCTTTGGACACGCTCCGGAAGATGACTGGTACCGCTAAGAGCGTTGTTGATTTCGCGGACCATGTTCGCGGACAGATCTTGCATTACCGATCGGAAGCCCTCGGCTTCACCGATCAATACCGCTGTCACTCGTCACCCTCACCAGCCGAGCCAGGCTGCACCGCTGAAGCGGTAGCAGGATCCTGCCTAGCTTGATCCCCAGCAGCCCTGATGTTCTGCAAAAGCTCAGTCACGCGAAGCTGTCGTTTATCTTCGGCCAATCGAGCCTGATCCTGATCGGACAACCCGATACGGTCGTAAGTAACCTTCGAATCCGGTGTCAGAATGCCGGAAGCGACCAGTTTCGTAGCCTCGTCGGCGGTAGCTGCACGAGTAGGTGTCGAAGGATCTTCCCAGCGGACTTTAATGGTTTTAAACCACTCCGGATCCACCTTCTCATCCCGGACCAACAGTGCTAGATACGCAATCTCACGCCACGCAGAACCGAAAGCTTTCTGCCGACGCTCGGCGCGTTTCACAAGCCGGTATTCGTTCTGCCGGATCGAATCAGCAGACGGAGGGTTATCGGTAGAGAACCCGAGATAGGTTTCTGGGATACCCGACTCTGAAGAAACGAACTGCGAATACGCACGCAACTGTTCGATATACGGGGTTGGGGGTTGAGACGGGAACTGGTCCAAGATAGGAAGCTCATCATCTCCGTTACGCGGGATAACGTTGAACCGGCCCATAGTGGCACGCCACCCGGCTAGCACCTTGTCGTAATCCGAAGATTCCTCGGTTACACCGAACTGTTCTGGTTCCGCACCCAGCGCATAACGCTGTGGGGCGGTATAGAATTCTCGGTTGATTTCCATGCCGAGCATGGTTCGACAAGCAGCATCCGTGTAGTACATGATCGGCTTGGTAATCTCCGATCGACCTTCAGAATCGGATGCACGGGACCTATTGCGCATTCGCGCAACCAAAACCCGATTGAGCTTGTGTGTATCCCGGTCAACAATTACTAGACGACCGTTACGGGCACGCTCGAACCGGATATTCTCATTCGGCAGATACAAAGTCTCCATAATGACTTTGCCCGTGTCGTCCAACGTCTGAGAGAGCGCGGACGAAACACGCCGTTTCCGATAGTCCCAAACAGCAGTCGAGTGTGACGAAGATTCAGGGGTAATCAAAACCTCTGGCTCGTCCGAATCGCCTTTACCTACGGTGACGATCCCTGTCCCGGTAATGAGAGCTTCAATGTGTGCCCGACTGGCCTCTAGATCCAACTCATTATCGGTATATATGTCATCCAGCCCGCGTAGATCGTCTTTGATGGACGTCCAACCCAGCAGGTCAAGACGTTCTTCTGTCACGTCCACGACGGTTCCGGCCCACCCCACGGAAACAATCAAGTCCTTCAGATGGGGAGGGATAGAGATATTCAGATCACGAGCTACGTTCTTGCCTTCGTAAAACTCGTGTTTAAGCTTGTTCTTCTTCGCGAAACCACTGATACGGCTACGAAGCTTGTTTACTTCGCGTTGCTCATCATCAGATAGTTTGAGCGAAGGAAGCGCTACAGCTACGTTATTCGCCATTCAGCATTCCTAAATGTGTCATTCGTCAGAGCGTCACGGCTCGGCGCGTGCGCTTGGGTCGGACCACAGGTCGACCGGATGCAAATCCGTATAAAGCGAGAGTTCCGGCGACAACCGGTGTGATATCGGTTGTGGAGGTCGATCTACCCCAAGCCCACAGATCACCGAGAGCGCGTTTGCGGGCTCCGTCGATAGCGGCCGTGAAAAGCGGCTGATCCAAATGACGCATTCGACGGTTCATCACCGAGTCGTAAAAGAGACCACACGCAGCGCCGAACTCGGACGGACCGAGCTTCATAACCGGGACTTCTAATGTGCCTAATTCGGGTATAAGCGATGAAGCGGGACCGTCCACTACAACAGCGACAGGGCCGAACTGGGCAACCAGATATGCAAGAGCGGTAATGACCCAATCGGTTCCACGACGGTTCTCGATAACCTCGACGTGATACAGCCCGTCCGAGCGTGCACCCGCAATAGCGATAGACGCTGTGGACCGGTCGGGGGAGATATCGACAGCGATAGCAACCGGGTCGGTAACCCGAGACGTAGAGTCTTTGATGTCGTCCCAACTACGGGCATCGATAACGGCCGCTGAAACGGCCGCTGACCACATTCCGCCACGTTCACGGGCGAAACCTTCATCAGACCATCTGGAACGCTCAGCAGCGATACGTTCCCAGCGAAGCCGGAAACCAAGAGCCGGATTAGCGAAAGCCCACATTGCAGGGTCGTCTAGGTCGCTGCCTTCCGGCATCGCCCACTCAAGCCAGCTCGTATGATTAGCAGATCCGGAAAGCGCTTCAGTGCGAAGCTTCGTAAACACATCACCGTTGGCAACCTCATTCGGAGGTGTGCCACAGAAAATCAATTGATCGTTTTGGAGTGGTGCGGCTGAAGTCGCCGGATCCATAGCTTCCTGGGCTTCAAAGGAAAGTTCCTGAGCCTCATCGAACATAACCACATCGACGGTGAATCCTCGGCCGGAGCCTTTACTACGGGCAAGAATCTGGAGGCTTCCCCAGTCTCTCCACACCCCGTCTATCTCTTTTTGGAGCCAGATAGCTTCATGACCGGGAGCTGTTTTGATCCCGTTCTCTTTGACCATTTTCGCGAGTTCCGGGTACATAGACGGGTTCTCGAAGAACCCGCGTAGACGCCGGAAGAAGGTTCGGGCGGTTCTGGTCTCGTGAGCGGTGAAAAGAATCTGTTCACCGAGAATGACCATGCCGATAAGCGCTCGTGCTTCCAGCAGCGCGCTTTTACCGTTCTGTCTGGGTACAGAGAGACCACACTGTGAGTGTGAGAACTTCTTGTTCGGTCCGTACGACAGCCAAGACCTGAGAACCAGCTCTTGCCACGGATCCAGGACAAGCCCGTATCGGGCGACGAACCGGATACCGTAATCGGCAGGTTCTATGTTCTCTAGAGATTCGATACGGTGTAGCGGGAGCTGTCTTCCCCGAGTGGCCTCGGCTACCGGGTCATATAGCGGCGGTGAATCCATTAGAGAAGCCGTCAACTTCGCTGGCCTCCGTCTTCTTTGGTTCGAGTTCCGCTATCTCCCTGGATAGGTCGCTGATCTGTTTGGCGTACTGAGGTTTGACACCGTTAGATGTGGTCTCATCGGCCATAGCGAGAATCAAGGTTTTTCGTAGTGCTTTGAGTACAGACAAGTGGTCGCCGCTCTCTGCGGCGGCAGCAAGGTCCGACACAGCGGCACCACCTTTCTAAGATCGAAGGTTGACATAGGAAGTCGATAGGAGTAATTTGACATAGGACAGCAAGACAGACCGGAAGGGCAGGGATTATGGGTTACGACATCGAATTCACAGACTGGCTGGAAGAGCACAATCCCGCCATGGCGCAGAAGTTCGCCAAGGTCTACTTGCTGGAACAGCAGGTGCAGGCACACATACGACTCGGGAAGGACGCGATTCCGGGCGGAACTCCGACCTTCGTAAAAGAACAGTGGGAGAAGGGTCACGCCGCAGACGCAGCCAAGCTCGAAGAGTTGATCAACTCGTTCGACTACGACGAGATGCATTCCTACGGTGGGTATCGCGAGTCCATGCGAGCGCAGATCAAAGCTAGGGCTGCTCAGCAAGACTGAAATCCACGGGGGAGGGTAAAACCTCCCCCGGCTAGCTCTTCCGAATATCCCTCAACAGAAGGAACCCGAAACAATGTCCTCGACGTTCGCCGCTCTTGTTGCAGCTGCTAAGACCTCCACCACCAGCGAAGACGATTACACGATCATCCGAGAGTTGGCGGACCTTCAAGCCACCGACGACCGGGAAGCCTGGTACATCCAATCTGCGCGGAGCGCGCACATCCGGGAAGACGACCGCGACATTGTTTCCGCGCTTGCGGAACTCGCCTAGTCACCTACCTAATAGAGCCCCTGCTTCGGCGGGGGTTTTCTCATTTTTACGACAGACGTTCTCGGGTCCAGAATCGTTCTTCCCTGCGACGGATCAACCGGCGGCTACGTGCAAGCTCACCCGGCCTGTGCCGGTGGACTTTCTCGCACGAGCACCTAGCCCCGTACATACAAAAGAACGGTGTCTTTTCTGCTCTACCCATCATCCGGGCAGAAGAACCCATTACTACCCCCTGATTTGCTTTCTAAGCCACTTTCCCGGCCTAGGGGTACTCAGGTACCCCCCTCCCCCTCTTGCGTGAGCGTTTGGCCCGTATGCCTGAGAGAAGTGACGTGCAGGCCAGAGGAGGGGCATACCCCCAGGTCAGAGCATTACTGCTTGGTAGAGCCTTCAGGCTCGGAGGATGGCAACCATTGCCGGGAGGTAGGAAGCTGTGCGGAGGGGGCAACTTCTCTGTTGCCCCGGCTGGAATTGCAAGCCCTATGCGCTGCACGCATTTCTCCTAGGAGATGTCCACCCTTAGAGCGTGGTACTACATGATCAGCAGTCCAGGACCATTTGTCTGTCCAAGGTAGGGATACGTCGATGGGATTCCCGCATATCCAACACACCTGGCTACGCGCTCGTAGCCTTGCGGTGGCTTTACGGTACTGCCGATCGTCCAGCCCTCTATGGCCCTGTAGTCGGCCCTTGCGGGTACGAGTAGCCATAGGTTATTCCCAATCTAGTGTCTTTGCTTTGTATCGCCAGTAAGACATCCAGGTGTCTTCGTACAAATCTTCTATGCCGTTGTTCATTGGGACGCTAGAGACACCAACAGCTGCACAGCACAGGTCGATAACGCGCTGTATCTCTGCATCTATGTCGAACCATTCGAGGCCGTAGGCTGTACGTCTCACCATGCCAGACCATCGAGACCTATACTTGTAGTCGCTGGTTACGTGGTACCAACCAGGGTTCTGGTCTGTAAGCCAGTCCTCTAGTGTCTGGTCTGTAGTATCCGATTCCCAAATAGCAAACCAATCCGCATCCCATATACGGATACGCGGTGGTGGAACAACATCACAGGTGATAGTGATCTTTGCTTCATCCTCATCGGACGCACACCAAATACCATTCACCCGGTACTCTTTACCCTCTATGGTGAGGGTATCCCCTAGGTGGTACCGGCTATAGTCGTGCATACCGGGGGTACTCATATAGACCCCTCTGTATCGGTAATCGAGTAGTCGTAGATGCTAGACCCGTAACCCCAGTCGCCGTCACGATCCCAGCGGATAGGAGAACCTTCGTCTGCCTCGGCTATCTGCTGTGCCTCAGGAAGCGAATCAGCAGAACCGATGTATTCGGAGTCTGTACCGCAGTCCTCGCACACGTGGAGCTGGAAAACCTGGAATCGTTTACTCATTCGGACACCACTTCTGCCCATGGAATGCCGATAGCCTCGAAAGCTTCTTTATCGTCTGCTCTACACGGGTCGCAACTACCTACGCACATCTCTCCGCAGAGGTTCAGGGAGAGACCATAGAAGTAGTCGATAGCTTCGGCCCTGGTCATTTGGAAATCCGAGAAATCTGCTCTATCGGACTATCCGTTTTGAGTTTCACAGTAAGACCGGTGGTGTACATAGTCACGGTCACCCGAGTACTGCCGGGCTCAGCCTCGATAAGCGGCCCGATGTCGTCGATAGTCCAGGGGAATTCTTCCCCGTCTACGTAGAACTTCTCGTTCTGGAAGTCTACTGTCATGTGGTCTGCAATCTTGGGCAAAAGCGCTACCTTTCAAAGATGGATCCCCGGTCATGTACCTAAGGCTGCGAAGCAGCCGCGATGAACCCGGGGTGTTTACGCGGAAGGTTGAGGAGTCGAACCCCGGCGTATTACCGCCCTGTGCCGGTT